GCACGAGATCTTGCAGTCGCATTAGACAATTTAGCCAGGTCGTCGTCCGCTGCGAAGACAAGCGTAGGACGACGTCTTGGCGTGGGCGCGATAGGAAGGGTTCCGTCAAAAGGCGGACTGGAATCTAGAGATGTCGCAAAGCTATACAAGGCATCAGCGCAAGCCGGCTTGCTTGCTTTTGACAAAGAAGTTGCGAGAAGCAAGGTTTCCATGGTGGCTGCCATGGAGGCAATTGGCATTGACGCTATTACGGGATTGCTTAATGGACTCAGCAGTCAAAACGCTCGTTTGCGAGCCGCTGCGGATCTCGTGGGCTCGGAGATGTGTATAAGAGACAGATCCTTAGGTGAAGCCTTAATTAAAACCACCAAGACCAGCCTTGGCATTGCCTCCCCATCGAAAAAATTTGAGGAGATTGGCAAGAATGTAGGCGAAGGCTTCGAGAAGGGCGCATTGTCTTCCATGGATAATGCTTTTGACGCAATGGAAAGGAAGATGCGTCAAAGAGGGAAGATATTAGACACAATTGCGCGTGGCATTTTTGGGATGCTGGGTATGGATCCAGCGGCAATGATGCAGCAAGCAAGACAGCAAAAGGCAGTACAACCTCGTACCCCCATTGCAGGATTGCTTCCAGAATATACGCCAAGAGGCGTTAGGAAAGAAATAATGCGCCAACTTGGCGCGGGAGAAGAGGGGCCAGGAAAGCTTGCATTGACCGACGAAATGGTGCAAAGGCGTTCTCCAGTTCAAGCCGCAAGAGTGCGAGAAATTTTTGATCCTCGCGAGTTTGAATTTGGGACCTTGCGACTATTCAGGGTGATTGGGGATGCCTTGGAACAAGCGGCTGACCAGGCGCAGCAAGCTGCTGACCAAGCAAAGAAAGCTCGAATTGACCGCAGCGTCGATGAACTAATGAGGTCCATTGATGATGCAATAAAAGTTGCTCAAGCACGAGTGCGCGTTGGCCGTGGATTGTTTACCGGGCAGGCTCAAGTGACTGATTTGGGACCCACGGTCCAGTCAGCATTGCCACCTGCTCGCATTGCAGGCTTACTTCCGCCTGCAGTGGGCAGGGCTCCCAATATCTATTCCAGTAGTGGAGAATCCCGGTCTGAACTATTTGCACGCAGAGAAAGAGAAGCTCGTATGCGGGGAATGTTCGGCGAGCAGCAGCTAATGCTGCCGCCAGCCCGAGCAAGGGAGCTTGGTACTCCGCCTTCATATACGGCACCTTCTATTGGCGGGGGCGGAGGACGCGGGCCAAGGGGGCCTTATATGACCGGCTATGGCGGCCCAGTGCCAGGAGGAGGGGGCCCAGAGGAAGGCGCTTTTGTTAATGCCAGTAAAAATGTCTTGGCTTATGACAAGGCACTGAAAGGTCTTAATTTGTCATTACAAAATGTAAAAGCTGGGCAATTACCTTTAAT